TATCTGAGCGCACGCGCATTAAAGCGGTAGTAATCACGGGTGGAGCCGGAGCCGGGACAGCGCGTTTTTTAGACGCATCAAACGGTAACACTTTGTTGGAATTGGACACAGGTTCAAACTCCAATATGACCAATGTGATCCTACCGGGGAAAGGGATTCTGTTTCCCAATGGTGTTTGGTACACCGCAACAGCGGTAGTGCCAATTGGCGTGACGGTGGTATATGGCTAAGTCGCCAGCCTGGACCCGGAAAGAGGGCAAGTCTGAGGCCGGTGGCCTCAACGCCAAGGGTCGCGCTTCCTACAACGCTGCAAACCCCGGCAAGCCTGGGCTCAAAGCGCCTGCGCCAAACCCAAAAACCGAGAAGGATTCCTCACGGCGGAAGTCATTTTGCTCCAGAATGTCGGGCATGAAGGCTAAACTTACAAGCGAGAAAACGGCTAAAGATCCGAATTCGCGCATCAACAAATCCCTAAGGGCGTGGAACTGTTGATATGAAGCAAGAATTTTCGGAGTCCACAAAGCATGTTTTTGACGCCTTATCAGTTGTCACAGTGCTGGGTACGCTTGTGGAATTTCTACCTTCTATTGCTGCAATCTTCACAATCCTGTGGACCGGTATCCGGATATGGGAGACCGACACAGTTCGTGAATGGCGAGGAAAGAAGTAATGCCCGTCCAGTCCGAGAAACAGCGTAGGTTTATGTATGCTTCACTTGCAGGCAAGACAGATGTCTCGCCCAGCGTAGCGAAGAAGTTTGTTGGTCCCAAAGCACATGCCGAAGGAGGCAGTATGAAAGAATCTCCCGCGATGGTTAAGAAGGAAATGGCCTTCATGAAGAAGAAGGGCGCTCCGAAGTCCATGATCAAGCACGAGATGGCTGAGGCCAAGGGCAAGCCGTTTGCCAAGGGCGGCGGCATCGAGTCCAAGGGCAAGACCAGGGGCAAAATTGTGAAGATGGCAATGGGCGGCAAAGCCTGCTGAGGAGTTAAAAATGGATTCAGCAGATCGTCCAATGCCTGGAAACAAACTTTCTCCAATTCAGCAATATAACGCCATAAGAAAAGATGAGCTTACGGCCGGATCTCGCAGTTTGGGGAGAGATGCTGCTAAAGAACGCCTAAAAGCAGATGCTTTGCTTGGACGTTATGTAAGTGATGTTGAAGATGAAGAAGGATTGCCTATGGGTGATATGGGGCAGTTTTTGGAAGTTCCAAAAACATACCTTCGGCCCAAAAGCAAACAGATGAAAACCGGCGGTAGTGTCAAAGGCTACGCCAAGGGCGGCTCCGTCCGTGGCGGTGGTTGTGAGCGGCAAGGCAAAACCAAGGGGAGGTTCGTGTGAGGCTTTCGCGGGGCATGGGTGACATTCGACCGGAACTGAAGAAGCGCCGTGACAACACCGACTTTCTTCAGGGTGGGAAGCGCCATGCCCGTAGGGACAACACGGACTTTGCCGAGTACGCAGAAGGTGGAGAGGTTGGTCTGTACGCCAACATCAACGCCAAGCGCAAGCGGATTGCCGCTGGATCGGATGAAACCATGCGCAAGCCGGGTTCTCCCGGCGCTCCTACTGCCAAAGCCTTCAAGCGTTCTGCGCTGACAGCAAAGTAAGCCATGACCACATCCGGCACCGCTACCTTTAATCTCGACCTCAATGAGTGTGTCGAAGAAGCATTTGAAAGATGCGGTGCTGAGTTGCGCACGGGATACGATCTCAAGACCGCCCGTCGTTCATTGAACCTGTTGTTTGCCGATTGGGCAAATCGGGGGGTGAATTTATGGTGCGTGGAACAAGGCTCCCAAGTCCTGACACCCGGTACTGCCACGTATACACTTCCCGCTGACACGGTAGATCTTATTGAGCATGTGATCCGCAACGGTGCTGGCTCTGCGTCCACGCAGGCTGACCTGACAATCACGCGCATCTCGGTCTCAACCTACTCATCCATCCCGAACAAACTACAGCAGGCAAGGCCGATTCAGGTGTGGATCAACCGCCAGCAACCTGCCCCTACAATCACAGTGTGGCCCACGCCTGACAATTCTCAGACGTACACGTTTGTCTACTGGCGGCTTCGCAGGATTCAGGACGCTGGTGCAGGCGGCACGTACACGCAAGACATCCCCTTCCGTTTCCTCAATGCTTTGGTATCTGGACTGGCGTATTACTTGTCCATGAAGATCCCCGGCGCGATGGAGCGGATGCAGGTACTAAAGGCGCAGTACGATCAGGACTGGGATCTGGCTTCGACGGAAGACAGAGAGAAGGCCGCTGTCCGGTTCGTGCCCCGTCAACAATTCATCTCATGAGCAATCGCTTTGCAAACGGCGCAAAGGCATTCGGTTTCTGCGATGTCTGTGGTTTCCGTTTTGACCTAAAGAAGCTCAAGAATCTCGTCGTTAAGACTAAGCAAACCGCGATCAAGGCATGTCCTCAATGCTGGACTCCAGATCAACCGCAATTACAACTGGGTATGTACCCAGTTTCCGACCCCCAGGCCATCCGTGATCCCCGCCCTGACACAAACACTTGGTACTCGTCTGGTCTGACTGCTACGGGCTCGTTCGGTGAGGGTAGCCGAGTGATTGAGTGGGGCTGGAACCCGGTTGGTGGTTCCAGAAGTTTTGATGCCGCCTTGACGCCGAATGCCTTGGCACCAAGCGGTTTAGTAGGTACAGTCGCGGTATCCACCGCGTAAGGAGCGATGATGAAGAAAGATGCAATGGCCGCTCTCCGAACCCATGCCAAGAAGCCTGCTGGCGAAGCTCACGGCAAGACGCCGGGTTTCAAGAAGGGCGGTCCTACTACTGAGGATCGCATGAAGTACGGGAAGAACCTGTCCCGCGCCATGAACCAGAAAACGGGGTGAAACATGGGCAAGATCACAAAACTGCCGCCTGCCAAGCAGGCATACCCGCAAGAGGCTGAGAACCCTCGGGATCTGTGTGTGGTGATGGGCAACATTTCTAAAAGCCCCTCTCCTGGCCCGAAGACCACCGGCATCAAGCAGCGTGGGTCTGGTGCCGCTACTCGCGGATTCATGTCCCGTGGGCCGATGGCGTAAAGCATGAACTACACCGAGTTGCAGACTGCCGTGGAGGATAGTACTGAGAACACATTCTCAGCGACAGATTTTGCGCTCCTGACAAAGCTGTCAGAGCAGCGCATATACAACTCGGTGCAGCTTCCTGCGCTGCGCAAAAACGTCACGGGCACGTTGACAAGCGGGAATCAGTACCTTGCAGCGCCGACAGACTTCCTGTCTGTCTTCAGCCTTGCGGTAATTGATGGGTCTGGGAACTACGAGTATTTGCTAAACAAGGATGTAAACTTCATCCGTTCGGCGTTTCCAAATCCAAGCACGACAGGCACCCCGAAGTACTACGCCCTGTTCGGTCCTGACTCGTCAAATTTAACGGAACTGACGCTCATCCTTGGCCCGACGCCCAGCGCGGGGCTGACGGCAGAACTGCACTACTTCTACTACCCGGTCAGCATAGTGACTGCTGGTACGTCATGGTTGGGTGACAACTTTGACTCTGTGCTGTTTAACGCAGTGATGGTCGAAGCCGCTCGATTCATGAAGCAAGAGCCAGACATCATGGCGATGATGGACAAAGAGTATGCGCAGTCAATGGATTTGTTGAAGAACCTTGGCGACGGAAAGCAGCGGCAAGATGCCTACCGTAGTGGGCAAGTTCGTTACCCAGTTAAGTAAGGAATAAAAAATGGCTATCACTCAAGCAATGTGCAGTTCGTTCAAGCAACAGCTTTTCTTGGCTGAGCATGACATGGACACCGACACATTCAAGATTGCGCTTTACACCTCGGCAGCATCTTTGGACGCATCCACAACGGTGTATACGACCTCTAACGAGGTGGCATCTGGCGGGGGCTACACCACTGGCGGAAACACGCTTAGCGGTGCTACGGTGTCTTTGACTGGGACCACAGCGTTTGTGGACTTCTCAGATACATCTTGGACAACAGCGACCATCACAGCCCGAGGGGCGTTGATCTATAACTCCAGTAAATCCAACAAAGCGGTTGCGGTGCTGGACTTTGGATCGGACAAGATCTCTACCGGTGGCACGTTTACCATCCAGTTCCCGACCAATGATGCGACGAACGCCATTCTTCGGATTGCGTAACCGGAGCCTGTTATGGCTGACAACGTAGGGTATACCCCAGGTGCTGGTGCCGTAATTGCTGCTGATGACATCGGCGGCGTACTGCACCAGCGCGTAAAAATTGGCGTTGGCGCGGACAACACAGCGGTAGATGTTTCTGACGTAAATCCGATGCCGGTGTCAGACACCGTTGCAGAAGAAACGCGCCAGAACATGGCGCTTCTGCTGACACGGATGTTGAACTACTTGAACAGCCCGATGGGCTACGACAAGAGTTTGCAGCGGCAACGGGGCACAGTGCTTGTTGAGTCTGGCACCGTTACCACGGTCACTACGGTCACTACGGTCACTACGGTTGCTGCCGTCACTTCGCTCAACAACATTGACGGCTATAACGGGCGTATGCAGATCCTAGATCAAAACCGCACCGCTTGGGCGCAATGCGTACGCGCAAGGATTACTTAAATGGCAAACACCTTCAAAAAAGTCATTGACACGCTGGTATGGCGGCAAGTTCCGCCTATGCCAAACGCGCATGCCGCTGCGGTTGCAGTGTGTAGCGACTTGCGTAATGACATCTCGCGCAATCCGTTTGTCTATCAATTGGTGTCAGCGGCGATCCTCAACCGCTACAACATCATCACTAAGGGCTCTGGATTTGCGGTAAACCCCGGTTTGGGGGGTACGTTCGGCGCGGGTGCAGCCACGGCGTTTGTTCCTTCGTTTGGTCTTGTTGGCACGATTGCTGCGGGAGCGACAACGACTTCTGTGACGCTGACAACCGCACTGCCAACGGCTGTGGGCGTGAACATGCTTGCGAACCGGGGTGGTTCGGGTGAGTACGGCTACAAGCTGCGCATCATCGACAACGGTGTGGGCGGGTCGGGCAAGACAGCAGAGCGGTACATTACCGGCAACACGGCAAGTACAACCCCAGTCATCACGGTGCTGTCGGCATTCGGCTTTACACCTGTCAGCGGGTCGCGGTACGAGATTGTTGCAGGCCGTGTGGCGATGCTTTCAGCCGGTACTACGGCGGCTACGTCTTGGCGTTCGTTTGAAGTTGCGACGAACACGCTTGCGTCAATGGGGACAACCAACCTCCCAGCGACGGTCGGCACTGACTCAAGCCTGATGGTACTGGATGAACAGTACGTTCCTTATGACAATTCTCCCGGGGACGGGATGATTAAAGGCGCGTACAACTACGATACCGGTGTAGTTTCTCGCTATGCCCTGACTGCAACAGCTACGGCAGCGGGGACCATCACCGGGCAGGCCACGTTGGGCGATGCGGTTGTGCTGGCAAACGAATACCGCAACTTCCAAATTCGGATTGTTGAGGACACGACCAACGTAACGGCGGTTGGGCAGCGGCGCATCATCGCCAGCCACACGGCGGGTCCAAGCCCGGTTTATACGCTGGGCACCAACTGGACGGTGACGCCTTCTGCCACGGCAAAGTTCGTGATCGAACTGCCAAATCTCATGCTGCTGCGCAGCACAGCAACCACCACGGTGTACACCTACAACTACACCGATGCGACCATCAACAACGGCACCAACAGCATTGCTACAAACGCTTGGAGCACAACTTACTTCGGCGTTGCCCCTGCGGCTAATGCTGCGGGCGGTATGTGGGCACCATCCTTTGGTATTCAGCCTGATCAGAACCGATATGCGCGGCATTCATTCTGTTATTTCTTTAGAGGGACCGCAGCAACGCTGGATGTACTGGATATCGCGGCTTCAATTACCGGGACTTGGACTGGTGCAGTAGTGTATGACGGCTCCCCAGGCGCGTTGCCTGCAACTGGATCAGGGGGGTGTTATAGCCCGTTTGACAACGAAGGGCGCATGTTCTACATGAACCTGTATGTGGCATCGCAGATCAGTCAGGTTTACCGCTTTGACGTACAGAACCGAGT